TAACCCAACTACTAGGCACAGTATAGCTACGCTGTTCGCACATCGGAAAAAAGGTGCGACGAGTTTCCTTGTCAATAAAGGCCGTTGCTTGTTCGAGATAATACAAGAATCTCTGGTCTTCAGCGTCGCCAATACTGGTTTTGGCATCATCGTCATCCAATATTCGTTTGAGTTGTTTGTAACGAATCAGCGTAGCGTAACTGATCATCGTTTGTTCTCTGTTCTTTAGGCAGCCGGACCCATGATGTTAACGTAGGCCAGGTTGTTGGTTATGATTGCAGAACTAAGCGTCTTAACTGAAATCCACGGTGTCATCAGAGCAGTAGTCGCCAGTGCCAGCGCATGAGTTGCTACCAGGACACCATCGATGTAAAATCGCGCCTCCCCGGTTGCCTCGACCTCAATACGGAATACATTGTAAGCTCCGGCCACTGCCGTCACGCCGCTCTCTGTGAGTTGCTCTGTACCGCCGCCGTTCACGCTCAAACAATTCCAAGCGGTGACAGAGTCGTCGCTATTGATAACGAAAACCGCCGCATCATCTGCTACCGCTGTAGGCGTGGCAGCGTCGCTGAAAGCCAATCCATTGGTTTCGCTAATCGCATCCGACAAACCGATTTCTACACCGCGTACAGTGATAGCCGTCACACAATGTAGCTTGGCCTCAAAGATGGTCAAACCGTTGGATACCAACCAGTGCAGACCAAGTGCTAACGTAGCATGGTCGTCATCGTCGGTATCGGTTGTGATTACGGCAATACCCTCGGCAGTGTCGCCATTCAGTGTGATGGCCGAGCCTGCTGACAGGTCGGGCACCCACTTCGCGTCCAGCAGGTCGCCCAAAAATGGGTCGTAAAAACCCACGTAATTAGGGCTGCCCGCATTGGAGAAAGCGGCGCGCATATCATCGTAGTAGTGATTGGTCGGAATGTTATCCCGATCACCCAATCGCATATAATCGCCGCCCTGCGTAATGGCGATATTGACATTATGTTTGGTACTTGGACTCATGTTGACCCTCCTGGCTTATGCCTGGTACAGGACTTCAACGTCCTCGGCCAAGGTTGCGTCGGCGGTCAGTGGCGGAGCTTTACGCAGGGCACTTTTAGTGCCTTCAACACTCCAGACACATGTACCGGAAGCTGTGACTTCTAATCGGCAATGCGTGAATCCGTTTTTGATGTCCAAAGCGTGTGGACCTACCGAGAGACGCACATAGGTATTGGCATCCGCTGTCAATAGTTGCGTAATCGCTGCGCCAGAAACATCTTTGGCATCACTACCACCGGAGTCCGTAGCCTGCGTTACTTTAGCATCCATGGACGTACCGATTGCACCACACTGAAGCGTGTAGGTGTACAGTTCGGCCTCGGCCCAGACGCTTTCCCAAGCTGTATTGGCACTAACCTGGGATTCTGGCGGGTCCAGCAACTTGGTTTGATTGTTCTGATTGTATGTATGGTCAGCCATTGTTTACCCTCCTTATGAGGTTGACATTTTCAGCACTTTAACTGCTTCTGGGCGTGTTACCTGCCCACCAAGCCGCGCGCGTCCAATGAACAGAACTTCGTCAGAGACCGCACGCACTTCGTCAAAGCGCCGAATTGAAAAATCTACCCGCTGGGCGATGGTGTAACCGGATTTCAGATTTGCGAGCATCAACGGGAAAGAATTGGCGGCAATGTCGCTGGCAAAACTGTTAACCACAACCGGAACCCCAAGCAGTTCTTTGGGCATTCCGCCAGAGATGCCGGTTCCATGCGCATCCCAGAGATAACGCCCGTCGCCATCTTTTAGTTGCCGGATATGCAACAGAGTGTTTTTGTTGCAATAAAATTTCGAACCGTTGTCGTAAACAGCGGGGAAATGTCCGGTCATGGCGATGATCTGGTCCGGGTCAATGTCGGTTGTAGAGCCGGCGGTGACGTAACCTGATACAGACGCTTCTCCGGTTGAGCGGTTGGTGATAACTTCGACATCGTTCACGATCCCGGCCATTTTGCCCTGACCGTCGCCGGACCAGATGTTGGTATCGTAAGACACCGCTGCTGCTTCAGCAAAACGGAGGGTGATTTCCTGTTGCAGGTCAAAGTGCGCATCTTCGAGCGAAGACAACGAGACTGGCAGTGAAATCAACACGATATGGACAGGAATGGCGATTTGCTGAACGGTCAAGTCGGCATCCTGATGTTGTGCCAGAGCCGTGACCTCCCCCGGATATGAGACCGCTGCGCCACTGTGCGCACGCCGCGCATCGGTGGTGCGTAACGTTGACTGCAGCAGGCGGTCTGATGTCGTAGTTTTGGTATCACATTCTGGAGCCATGACTGTCGCCGACATGGTGTGTTTGTTCAAACCCTCCAGCCATTGTGGAGGCACCGAGTAACCAATGCCACTGTCCGTGCCGCTGGTCACTACCTTGCCATACAACGTTTTTGTGGCCGGATTGTATTCCGAATCAGCACCTTCGAAGTTGACGCGCCCGCGACCATTAAGCAATCGCATTTCATCGGGGTCAACGCCGTCACGCCCAAACCGAATGTACGATTTGTAGGCGACTAGATACTGTGCGTCCAGGCGTTCGGGGTCGTTAACCACTTGCAGGTCCAGACCCTTAACCGCGCCGCGGCCCACGCTACGTTGGCCGGGTGCTTCCTGGAGCGACAGGGTTTTGATTTGTCGCCGCATTTGACGCATTTCATTGAATAGAGCGCCCATTTCGGGGTTGGCCTGTTTCACTGCCAGACTTTTACCACGTGCGCGGCGTGGGCGTCGCCCACGGCGGACGTGGCGAACTGGCGGGCTGGAGATTACATCATCTGCAGGCATGGTCGAAGTCATGGTCATTTCGTCTTCGTCATCAACGGTCAAAAACGCAGCCAGCGCCTCATCTTCGTCTTCGTCTTCGGTCAGATAAGCGGCCAGCGCCTCATCTTCGTCTTCGTCTTCGGTCAGATAAGCGGCCAGCGCGTCTTCGTCTTCATCTTCGATTGAATAAGCGGCCAGCGCCTCGTCTTCATCTTCGTCTAAAGCGGTGAGAGCCTCGTCGTCCATATCAACCATGGTCGTTTCCAGCTCATCCTCCATCATGGTTGCCAGTTCGTCGTCAACATCAGCATTGACGGCCCCGGCGACCTCTTCGATTTCGTCTGGGTTTGCCTTAATTCCAGCCTCGCGGAATATAGCTGCAACCAGACGCCGGTGAGGTGATTTAGTCCTCGGTTCCATGTTGTCGTCTCCTCTTAGAGATTTTAACGAATTATACGGTCTCGTCTGGATCGAGCCTTCTCTAGCTGATAGCCCTCTAAGGTTGTTGGCAAACGAGTTTCTTTCGCCCAAAAGAGTAGAAATAGCTTTCGTTGACATATTGACGGGGTATATGGTGGTTTTTGCAACTTGGGCCGGCGTAGGCGTAGCCGAACCCTCTATCACAGGCCAACGGCGAATTAAACCATTGGGGTCTACTTGCACCAGATGTTCAACACTACCACTAGACCAACCGAAATCTCGCGCCTGAATCATATCGTACACAGCCTGTGCGTACTTATCGTGCATTTCGAGCTGGGCTTGCACCCATAACCCTAAATCATCTGCTTGATACGATTTGATGTAACCGATAGGACCAAGTCCAACCTGACTATCCAACCCATGATGGTACAGGGCCGGGTGTCTGTCGAACCAGTCTAAATGAAATTGCGTTTCAGGGGAGAAAAACTGTCGTTCTAAATCGGTGTCCTGCGGACCGCCAAAAGTAATCAGGTAGCCCTCAATCGCGCCCTGTGGCGCTTTAGCAGCGCGACTGGTGCGTTTCATGGGACCACCAATGGAAAACTTCGGGCGAGCGGCCAGTTTAGTCGGCACCATCTGCAACTTGCCCGTCGCAAGCCAGGCCGCACTTTTGGCCGCATTCGCATCGCCAGTCTGAGTTTCAACTGCATTGTACACCTCATGCCAGCGCTCAAGCTGGAAAGGTGACAAGACATCCAATGGAGTATCCACTGCCGTTACTCCTACCTTCCATAACAAAATTCATAATACCATACTTCAAGCGTTACGACAAACTTTCAACCCTTCGTCGTCGCCTTTTTGGTTTCTCCAAACCCTCCAGAGCGGCGTTCTCCAGATAGTCTATAGAAATTGCTTCGGCCTTTAGCACCGCTTTTTTTATCATCGGCGCTGCCGGTTTCCAACCAGTCTTACGATGAAAAGGTTGCATGGGTTTAGTCAGAGCGCGCATCTCGGAACGGGTACGCGCCATGCCTACCCTACCCTGTACGAACTTGTGATAAGGGCGGTTGTTCCAAACGTTCATAATCACGCCACCACTCGCACCGCCACGTTTGTAAACCACCCCTTGCCAGCCCATTTGTAAAGCGCCGGTTCGCCCGGTCCAGATTTTTTTGCGTATCAGCATCATGACATAATTACGTTGTGCCAATGATACAAAAAACGTCGGCGGAGGATGCACAGGCTCCGGCGGCGTTTTTTTGAGTTTTACAATTAAAGGAGCCAATACATCAATTTCCAGAGCGGTTGCAATATTTATCAAGCTGCGCGTGACGGCGGCGCCAAATCGTACTCGTTTACCCAATTCGATTTCGACCAACTTCAAAGCCTCTAAATCGGTCACATCAATTGTGTATAATCGCACTTCGCCAAACGCATCAAAATAGGGTTTGTTTTTGGTTCGCGCCATGATTACGCCGCCCTGGTGGGGATAGAACCGAGTTATCCTATCCCCATCTGACACTGGAAGAGAATTCTGGTCTCATAGAGACCCTAGTCTTCGATTATTTCCGGCAGTTCGCTACTACCAGCTGGCTCAGGTATGTCCACCTTGACCTGTTCGACCAAGTTTTCCATGTCTTCGTCAGTGGTGATAACTTCCAATTCCTCACCTTCAAGCGCAACGGCCTCCTCAGCCGCCAACCGCTCAGTGCGCTTGACCTCAATTTCCTCTATGGAGGGGGCACCGATATTGGCACCAGTATTGTCGCACACATCACCATTTTTATGGAAAGCCTCTTCGCCTCCCACAATCTTGTGCATATAGGTAAGCGGCGTGCGCCCCCTGATATAAATCCCTTCCGGGCTAAAACGCCATTCGTACCGCAATACGATGTTACGGTCTTTATCGTCGAAAAAAACCACCTTACCGTCTACTGTGATTTGTTGCTTTTTCTCTTTTGCCATATTTCAACCTTTCCTGTTTGACAATCGGTTCGGATTACTTGCCGCCCATTCCTTTTTTCATGAGGATGGCTACGCGCTTCAGAGCGGCAGAGGCCATTTGCAAATTCTTCAAGACATCAATCAAATCACCCGAAGGTTTTTTTCCAGGAAACTTGAATTTGCTGACTTCCCTGGCCTCTACTGTGGTTTCTTTTAGAAGCCGCTCCACATCTTTTTCGATTCCATTGAAATTTTGTATGGAGTCACGCCATTCTCTAGCAGAAGCCTTACGGCCTCGATTGCCCCGTTTACTACTACGTTTATGATTGTACATTTTCTCCTCTTTTTTTATGTGCGCCGTACCAGGTAACGTCCCCGGCTACGACCTATAGTTCTAACCAGTCCGCACTGGCAACCGTTTTTGCAGTCGGTATTGCCGCGCCCTGGCACCAAACCACGTTCATGAAAACCTTTCAGCGGATGTCGCTGTCCATTCAATTTTTTACAATCCACACAATGTTCAGCTAGCGGATTCATAACCCACTCATGCAACGCATTTTTATCAGCCGCCAGTTTACCAGCCTCGTAAAAAGGCATAACTGAACCCTTAAACCACATGCCAATACGCTGCCGGGCCTGTTTTTCAGACAAACCCTTACCTTTGAACAATGTATCACCCAATTGGGTGACATTAACCGACTGGTCCTTCAACATGGCCTTAACAACATCCGTTTCGTCGGAGTCTAGCTCATCGTCCAACCGTCCACCATCTTTGAGACCATCTCGGAAAGCACGATAACCAAAAATCCTGAGCATACCGCGCACCACCTGCGCCCAACGCCGTCGCTCCACTTTACCCGTCGTTGCGTCGTCCAGTCCGGCACCAAAACGCCATTCGAAGTCCAATTGTGTAGCCTGTATCGCTTTCACACCGCTGTACAGGCGATAGTTGTCCATATAGGGTGAGACTCCGCCCTGCATGACCATCTCAACGGCTTCAAAGGTCGCCCGTACTCCGATGTTGGTATTTTTAAGAGTCCAATCAATGAACAAACATATATCACGTGGCAACGTTTCGCGAGTCACCTCGTCTGAATGTGATTTAGCCTGCGCTTTGACCCGCCACTCTCGCACCGCTCGCTCTTCGTTTTCGGTCAGGGGCGTGAACATTTTGGCGCGAGCCTGCACAAATACGCCACGAATCTCAGTAGCATCGGTAGCCAGTTGCAAACTTGTACGCACTTCGCCCTCAATTACACGGGGAATATGCTCAACCTCAAAACGTTCAACCGCCTTCATACGACTGCGTAACGCCGCGCGCTCCCACGCTTTTAATTCACCCATGGGGTCAGCTTGGTATGCCTTACCATCGATGATATAACGAAGTAAAGTTGGTTCGTACCGCACCGCGTCCTTATCAAACAAACCAGCATTGATAGCCTGCAATGCCGCCGAACGAGTGGCTTTCCAATTGGCAGTCGAAACCACGATTTCAGCATACAAATCGTCGGGAATGTCCGGCCTCTCAACCTGGCTTTTATCCCAATTCAAAAGTGCAAGCGCCCACTGTCGCCGCTGTTCCAACGGAACCGATTTCTTTTTGGGTCTGGCCTTGACAGGTTTGCTAATCGGTATAACCAACTCTGCGGAAAAATCAGATACCGAAAGCATCAGAATTTTGGGTTCTATTTTGCCCGTTGCCTCTGGATACCCCCCTCCCCTTTCGTCCATATCGGGATAGGCCAGTGTGATGTGTGGCACATATTCGTAGTTATCATCAAATTTAACACCATATTGGTCTAATGTTCGCAGTATCTCGGAACGATAAGCCAACAGATGGTCGGTGGTCCTGACCGTCACGTACACCGGACGGACATCACCGTTGTCAAAGTGGTCAATTCCAGTCAAGATAATAGATGGGGGTTTCAATTTTTTAGCGATAACCGGCAATTTGTGTCTGACAATACCAATGCTTTCATGTGTTGCTTGTGGCAATTGCGCCAGAGTCAAATGAAAGGTGGCCGGTTCAACATAGGCTGCCGGGTCATAGTCCAATGATTTTTGCATCTGATATAAAGTCGCATCATCTGAAAAATTGAGTGTCAAATACATTTCTCTGGTCACGGCCTTAGCCGACGTTGGAGATTTATCATCATCCACCGGCACAATCGGACCTCCAGCAGAGATTGGTGCTGTTTGACCAGGAAGTAAAGCTGTCGGCGCACCTCCATTAGACGGCGAATCCGGCTTTGGCGCCGGCAACGCAGGCGGGCGACCTGGCGCGCTAAATGGGTCAGGACTCTCACCCACCGCCGTCAATTGGAATTTGTAGGCGTTTTCATCTACACCAGGCGGAAGCTCCATGTCCAATCGTTCATGCACCTGTCCGATGGTAAGCAAATCGCTGTCATAGGCTGATTGTAAAACGGCCAACAAATCTTTGTCGATTAATTCTTGCTCACGTTGAAAACGATCCAGTGTAATTAGTTTGCCATCGTTCAAAAATACGTCTTTCATTTCAGGACGCGGCGGCATACGCATACGTATGCGAGCTTCATTCCAGGTTTCGAGACCAGAGCTAAATACACCCTGTTCGATTTCGGCGATGTCAGCCCGGTCTGCATCCAAAGCCGGAATAGCCATGTAATCAATATGTAACCGACAACCGTCCGGCAATCCCAAATCTTTGCCCAATTGCGCGATAAACTGTTCAGCCAGAGGTAATACCGTTTGCGTCCAAACCTGGCGCATAAGATGTTTATGGCGAGCGTTGTCACTACCTCCAGGGGGAGGCACAATCAGGTCAGCTGGCAAACCAACCGCCGCCGAAATATTGTTCAAGGCAGCCTGGTCCAATTCGGGCGCTGTCACCCGCTCAGCATCAATACCGACCTCCTGGATGTTCATTTTTCGATTGGTCATAATAGCACGAAGACTGCCCCAGATACCGCGCCACTGATTCAAAAATCTATTTTTGTTGCGAGCCAGGTCAGCTTCGGTCTGGATGTTGGGGTCATCCTCGGTAGAAATGAGCAATAATGGCATAGCGCCTGTCGTGAAGTAGTGCGCGGCCCATTTTGCAATAGCGGCGTTGGTTATGGCATTGTTTATGGCGAGAGCCACGATACTGGTGCCTTCGTTTTCGTCTCTAGGATCGTACTCATGATAGTAAATACATTCGTTGCGATGCAGATAACCAGTAGGCGTATTGGTCAGACCAGGTTGCGTGATGTTAAACCCCCGCACTGAGCCGCGCTCCCAGTCCTGGTCCAGCGTGTAGTTGTAATATCGCACCACATGAAAACCCGCCACACCATTATTGCTAATCGTAACCGGGTCTCGTGTCCCTTGCATATTGAGCGCTAAACCCTGACGCGATTTACGTTTATACGCCATGGTACGGCCATAAAGTGCCGTTTCCATATAACTTTCATACATCCATTTAGCCAGGTCACTATCAAAGATGTCGTACAAATAATGGTCGGGACGAGCACGAACCCACTGTTTATTTTGTTTGACTTCAATTACCACGGGTATGGTCTGCAGCAACCCGGCAATACGTTTGAGCGATGCGAACAAAAACACTGACGAACGATAGGCGGTATTAAGAAGACGAGCGTCGTACTGACGTGCGCTGTCGCCGGTATCGTTTACAAAGTCAGTCACAAACTGGTTGAATGTGACCGATTTTTGCGCTTTAGAGACATAATCGCCAGGCGTCATGACTGACATCTGAGCGCCTTTGTGAGCGGGCGCCCCCATAGTCGCATAAGCGGACCTCTCAGCCGCCGACATCGGCATGGCCTTTTGTGTTAGGTGTTTCGGATCTCTCGGACCGACAACCCTATCAAAAAATCGGTTAAACATATGACACCTTTAATCATATAACCAGTCGGGCACCTTGCTCTCCGGAATCTGATAATATTTGGCAGCCGTTCGGACCGACATCCTGCGTCCGGCCACACTGCCCAGAAAAGCAGCCTGATTGAGTGCGTTGTGCGCCCGCTGCAGTTGCGTACCGGGCGTGGCCTGGTAGTTCATACGAGCCATGAGACCTTTGGCACGATTGAGTAATTTAACCATCTGGCGCAAAGCGCGTTCGGCTCGCGGTTCACTCTCATAATGACTCAATTTTGCGCGGGTCTGTGTGACCAAGTGGTCAAAGTCCTGAGACATTAACGGTTGTTGCTGGTTAATGCGCGCCCCCAGACTTTCAACTGCCGTGACCAACCTGGTGATACTTTTAACACTATGCACCGCCGTGGCCGGCGGAGTCGGTTCAACCCAACCAGACAGCATGGTTCCGGCTTGAGCCAGTCCATTCGACAACTGCGCAAAATCGCCTTCGCCCCATGCCCGCCGCGCTTTAGACAGCTCTTGGTACGCCATACCCGCTGTAGTACGATTACGTTGACTGTCATCGGTCTCAGACAAATTCATGAGCGCGAAACCAATTTTGTCGGCCATAGCATCGTACTGATCATCATAACTGTTTTTATCAGCGGCTTTTTTGAGCGTCAACAACTCCTGGCGCATCACGGGAATATCCACGCTGACCTGCACACTGCGCGTGATTGCCGTCCAGAGCGGAACTCTTGATTCGCGCACCGCCTCAGCCATTTCCAGTGCGTCCAACAAAAAGTTGTGAACTTTGACCCGCACCTTTCTCCTGTCTTTTGGCCTGGCCCTGTTCAGCGCCGCCTTGGCTATCGCCACCTTGGTAACGATTTTGAGCAGTGCCACTTTCCCAGCGGCGTTGGCGTGGCTGTACTCCATTTCAACCGTCCTGATTAATTTACTGAGTTTGCTGACCATAATCGGTCGGCCCGCATTACTCGTTTCAAGCAACAGTTTTAACCGCATGATGGTAGTGTTCATGGCATCACGACCAAGACCGCGTTTGATGGTTTCGGCCTTGCCGCGTTGCCGCCCGCGAAAACGCTCCCCCTCTTCTGGACATGGTTTGACGGCGGCATCCTCTGGGATGTTTTCGCCTATCGCCCCGGTTTCTTTAGGCGGTTTGCCTTTGGTGGCCGCCTTGTTGCGCGCTTCCAAGTCATTGTGCGGCACGACGGCATAACCAGTGATCTCACGCTGTGCATCTATCAGTTCGACCTGATACAAGTAACCACATTCTTTGTGTGGACGCACGTCGGTGATGATAACACGCTTATTGAGTGATTTCACCAAGGCTTCACTGTTGACTGACAACGGCTCTTCATCTTTTATGTAGTCTGGCGGCGGTCTGATGTCTGGAATGGTGACGGTTGCAACCGTCACATCTTCAACATCATCATCGGCCACATCCACACCAAAATTGTAATCGGCGTTAGCACCCACACTCAATAAGGACGCGCTCGATTCATCGGCGTGAATCACAGAGACGTTTTTAACCGGGATGACCGTCAACAGGGTGCCGTCGTCTGTGACTTGCACGCCCGTGATGATGTGCGGCACATCATTGTAGGTGATGTCCTGTCCAGTATGGTAACTATCCATTGCCTACTCCTGTAAAATACATCACATCTATACTATACCAAACGTTTTCAAAACCGTTTCCGGTATCGGCTGCACCTTGTTCAAGGCACGCAGAACTCCGGGCGCATTGGTGAGCACCGCATCGGGCGTTTTGTGACGGCCAACCGCCTGCGCCGCTATCAACATAGTATCGGTCAACCTGACAATACGATTCCAATGAGGATTGGCCTCAATCGGGAACCGCTGGTTGTCTATCAGGGGGCGTGTCCAGCTGTGAATGAACATCAGAGCGTTTTCCCAATTCGCAATCTCTTCAGACGGTAACTCTGACAAGCCTTTGTCTTTCATATGCCGGGCACGTTTTATCAGGTCGCGCACCCTGGCCGCCGACTGGCGCAACTTGACTGCGTTCAAAAGCCAGACCGTCTTAAATAACGCCGACTTGGTGCCCCGTCCCATAGTGGCGCGCACGATTTTTTGCAGAGCGCCGATTGCCAGTTTCGTAGGCCGGCCAAACAGATCGTGCCAATAACTAAAAAAAGTATCACCGCCAGATGGTCTGCTGGCGTATTTATTGTACAGAGCCGACATAGGTTTAGAAAACAAAGCGACAATCTTTCGATTGTCTTTCAGGTACTCAAAAAGTTCGCCCTGGATATGCTCCAGTCGGCGGTAGTCACCGGGGGAGGTATATTGTGCTTCACTCACGCTCGCAATGCGCAATTTATAACCCCGCTCCTTCAACCGGTTCTCAATCCGGCGTTCGAGATTGTGCCCCTCTGTTGCCAGGACACGAATATCGTTGAAAACAGCCGCCGGACTAACGGACGCTTTGAGAACCTGTTGTGTTAGAGCCAGAGACTCTAACAAATTACTTTTTTTTTAGCCGATGCCGCTTTCACAGCGCGAGCCTGCTCCAGACCGGGAAAAATCGGCGACGCCCCGACAGCGGTTATTTTGCCCGCCGCCGGCGGCACTTCCAGATCGAGTGCCAATCTCATGGAACGGTAGGTCTGCGCCAAAAACGGCGCGGCGGCGTCCAGATTCGGCAAAACATTTTCGGCCTTCCCCAGATGCGTTAGCACCGGAACAAAACGCGATGCGTCACCTACAGTCGCCAGCTGCCCCAACTCGTGCCCCCACTGAGCCGCCTTTTGAGACACATCACGCAGATTGGGTGTGACTTCCGACCATGAATCCAAATTACGGCGCATATCACCTTCAATCGACAGCGCCCGCTGTTCTAAAGTGGGCATGTTACTCTCCTGTATGACCCCAATCCACCATGCACTGGTTATAGGTGCGCGTCTGCTGTTCCAGACACAAACTGCGGTGCAAATCGTAACTACCCTGACTGAGCGATGAACTCACGACGGCCAGAACAAAAGCGGCGACCACAATCACCAATACCATTGCCAGAATTAGGGGGACCTTACGTTGACGTATAAAATCTGCCATACAACACTTTGTTGTTAATTGACGTTGTTGGCATTATAACACAGTTTTAGTTAGCGACAAAAGTTTGAGGGGTCAAACGATAAAGAAGGGGGCGACCATGGCCGCATCTACCGCCAGCGCCGTCGCTATGACACAATCATCGTGATAACCGTAGGGAGCGCCGTAAGCGAAGTTGCCGTGCTGATTACGGGTGTAGGTGTAGGCTTGCATTTCCATGATTTGCGTTTTGTCGGCCAGGAGGTGTATCTGTTGGCGCTCAATCGCGAGTGCCAACGTCTCAATCAGGCGCGGCTTTGATATGTGGCTGGTGTGAAAGGGACGAATCGGCAAACCTTCGGCCTGCAACGCCTCCAGCATCATGCCCATGGCGTTGGCCTCCGCCGAAACAATCTGAGGTCGCCAGCGGGCGTACATGTCCATGACTTTTTGTTTCTGGATTTGCCAACCGATTTGGTTAAAACGCAACAGATCGACCTGTTCTCTGGTGGTCGAATTAACAACCGAGCAGACTGTGAAGTCGTAGTCACGACCCCAGTCAATGCCCATGTGGAACACGTGCTCTAAATTGCGTTTGGTGGGGTCGGCGCGGCCCAGCGTGCTAATCTGTTCCACACCCCGGAAAACCGCACCCGTATCTTTCAGGAACTCAGCCATGTATTCGGCACGGAATATACGCTCCGGCAACTCTCTTTTAGCCGACTCCATTTCGTCAACCGGAAAAAACGGATTATCGGTAGACTGGAAATTGAAACAGGACCAATCGGGAGCTAAATCATCGAAACCGAGAGCGTACAGACGGTAAAACCAGTTCTGGCCGTTGGGGGTTGAAATGAAAAGCGCGTGCCCGTGCCCGATTGCCAGAGAGGGGCGCAGGGCCGCGTTCCACACACTGTCATCCATGAATGCACATTCATCCAGGATAACCAGTTGCAATCCTTCACCGCGTAACGTGTCGGGGTTATCGCCGGAGCGGACTTCAAAACGCCCGCCACCGGGAAACTCAATCAACATACGCGAGCGCTGAACGTCAGCATCGGGGATTTGAAGTGCGAAGGCTTTTAACATGTCCCAACCGATGAGGCCCATCTTGTAGGTAGGGGCGACCCACCACACCCGCCCGCCTTTCAGAGCGCGTTCCAACGCCATGAGAGCGGCTACGCGAGATTTGCCAAACCGCCGCCCGGCTGCCACGACCACAAACC